TATGTAAAATCATGGACACAAAAGAATTTAAGGATCAGAAATATAAGTGGATTATGTTAGATAGTTTAACAGAATTATCTGATAGACTTATAAATCACCTTGAACATGAATACAGAGATAGCAGGAATAAACTTGCTATGTGGGGAGATAATCAAAGACTTATGCTTGGTAGTATTAAGTGGATAAGAGATCTACCTTACAATGTATTAGTCACAGCATTAGCAAAAGAAGAAAAGGATGACAATGGTGAGACGGATTACTGGGCAATGATAAAAGGTTCTGGTGTGCAGAAGCAACTTCCAGGTATCTTTGATAACGTCTTGTGTGGTGTTCGTGTTACTGATGGTGATAGAACAGATCCAACTGTTGATAGATTTGTTGTGTGTGATGAAGTTCGTGGATGGCATGGAAAAGTTAGAGATCCACACAGAAAAGTAGAAGCAGTAATGAGAACATCAGACATTACTGAAATATTTAACATGATGAGTGACAAACCAAAAAATAAAAAGGAGGCTGCGTAATGTCATTTTCGTTTAAGGAACTATCTCTTGAGAGTGTTGATGCACAAAAAGAATCAAGTGGTGGTACAATTTTAAAAGCAGGAGACTATACTTGTGATATCGTATCAGCAGAAGTGAGAGATACACGTACTGGTGGTAAGCAAGTTGTTGTTGAATTAAAAGATCTAGGATCAGGAGCAAGCATAAAAGATTTTATCAACGTGCATGTTCCTGCTGGTGAGAGTTTGAGCAGTGAGGAAAAACAAAATAAATCCAATGCTCAAAAGTGGGGAAGGGAGAAACTTAAAGCTCTCTTAACGCATGGTGGACACCCATCCCCAGACAAACCTGGTGATATATCTTCTCTGAGAGGACTGAGCGTGGGCGTACACGTAGAGAAAGATGAATATACTGACAACACTGGTATGAAGAGAGAGGGTAGTAGGGTTAAAAGATTTGGAGCATATTATCCTCCATCTCATTCTGACGCTGTTGAACCTAATTCCTCCTTGAATGAGTCAGCAGACAAAGACAAGATACCATTTTAATGTCAGATAAAACACCAACACTTACTCCTCAGCAAGTATCTGTGCTGAGGGGTAAGATATCACAGAAGATGACCAAGAATCTTACTATGGCACAAGAAGTATTACAAGGTAAGAGAGAGTGGACTCCTACACAAGCAAGAGTTTTTTCTGCATTGCTTAACAAAGTTATACCTGATGTATCAATGCAGTACGCACAAGTAGATGTGCAGACAAAAGAGGCTTCAAACCTTACAAGAAAAGAGTTAGAAGAAATAGCATCAGGAATATACGAGGTTGCAAAAGTTGAAGAAGACGAACAGACAGAGGGATTATCGAAGCTTGATGATCAAAGCAAAGAAGAAAGCTAAATCATTGAACGAAGATACACGCATGAAAGTTGCAGAGAGAGGATACAAAACAAGACTAGTGTCCAAAGAAGAAGAAGACAGATTATATGCAGGAAGAAGATACGAGGATTATAAATGAACATAGATGAATATTTAGGTAATGCTAAAAAGATAGAAGATGCAATCAATGATGCTTATGCAGATGCGCCAAGAGAAGAGACAAGACGTTACATAGGTGCATCAGGTGTTGGTAATCCTTGTAATCAATACTTAGCTTTATGTCTTCGTGGATATCCAGAGTCAGAAATAGTACCAAAGTTAAAAAGAATATTTAGAGATGGTCATAGAATAGAAGAAGATGTTGTAGCAGATTTAAAACTAGCAGGTTATGATGTTAAAGAAGTTGATGAGGTAACAGGTAAACAGTTTAGATACTCAGACTTTGGTAATCATGTAATGGGTAATGCAGATGGTAACATAGTATTAGATGGTATTAATCACATACTAGAAATAAAAAGTATGAATGATGCTAGATGGAAGAAGTGCCATAAGTATGGTGTAAAATCTTCTGATCCTAAATACTTTGCACAGATGCAATTGATAATGGGTTTAAGTCAAATACATAAGTCATGTTTTGTTTCTTACAATAAGAATACTAGCGAGTATCTTAGTGAGATAGTTGACTATGATGAATTTGAATATGCAGATTTACAACGTAGAATCAAGATAGTTCTAGAGGGTAATGAAAGGAGATTATCATCTACCGCTACAGATTGGCGTTGTAAGACGTGCTTCAAAAGAAGTGCGTGTTGGGAAGGAGAAACTTACCCAGCAGCTTGTCATAACTGTAGTCATGCGAAGCCAAGCCAGATGGGCAATAAGTCTTGGTGGTGTGGTAAGCATGATATAGAGGCTGTAAAAATATGTGACGACCACAATTATTACCAACCCAGACCGAGTGTGGCTTCATGAGTGAGTCATGGGGTCCATTCGGTCAACCACCTCGTTCTTTTTTTGCTAAGGCTAACTTAGCTGAAATAAAAAGAATGAAGGAAATAGTTAGGAAATCAAATGACCTGAAGAAACTTCATAATCGCTTCGAGCTTTCTTCAAAGCTCGAAGCATTACAACAAGAGTGGGATAGATTAACTAACACATATGAAGGTAAACAATGAATGCAATTTTAAATTTAAGAACTAAAATGAATAACCTTCTTCGTGAACAAGAGTTAAAAGAAGTAGAGTTAGATAGTATAAATAGAAGACTAAAAGTATTAGATGAGTTAGATAGCTTTGATGCAGAGATAAGAGATCAAAGACAAAAGATACTAGATAAGAACAGATATGTTCAAAAAGAAATAGTAGATATAAAATATAAAGTTAGAGAAATAGAAGCACAGATAGAAGACATTATAAATAAGATACAATACGGAGATCACTATGGCTATAAAATTAACTAAAGAAGAATTACTTAATCAAGCACAAACCATAATAAAAGGTGACAGAAATTTAAGATATGGAGATCCAAAAATAAATTACAAAAGAATCATAGAAGGTTGGCAACTAATATTGGGAACAGAAATAACAGAAGGTCAATATGGTATGATGATGATATGGATGAAGATAGCAAGACTTATGGAAGATGAAACACATATGGATTCATGGATAGATATAGCAGGTTATGCTGCATGTACAGGTGAGGTTATAGATGACAAGTAAAGACGACTTTGGATTTGGTGAATATACTCCAGAACAATTAAAAGAGATGGAGAAAAACAAATGGACTCAAGAAAAGATAGAAGATGCTGAGTGGAAGATAATGGAAAACAAAGAAAAGATTGCTTATCTTGATAAGGCTATAGCAGACAGAGAAAAGAAGTCTGTCTTAAAAAATATAAAAAAGGATTTACGTGAAGAAAAAAAGAAAGCTGAAGCTAATATATTCAAGCCTCCTCTTCCGCCAGAAAAGAAAACTTAGAAGGTTGCTGATCCGAAACCGCCAGAGAATCCTGATGTATTACCCCATCTTACTTGCTTGTTGTCATCAGCTTCTCCTGCAAGTATATTAGTTCCTTGCTCTCTAAAGCTTCTGTTACCACCTAAGAATGGTATACGATTTAATAATCCTCTTATCATTGTACGTCTCTTAGCATTTGTTACATCTTGACCAGCAGCATCTTGAACAAACTCTGATGCACCAGCTAGTGCATTGAATCCATTGATAGCTACTGCATCAAATGATGGTCCTAAGACGTAAGATAATATACGTTGGAAACCATACGCACCATTATCTGACTGTGCAGCAGAGTTGTAAAGTAACTCTCCTACCATACCTAATCCACCAGTTTGTAATAATGATTCTATATACCATCCAAAGAATGAGTCTATACTACCATGCATACCAGGATTGTATCCTGCAGCTACAGCTATGCTCAACATCTCAGGATGATCTTTTAAGAATTTAGATAAATCTCTTTCTAATTCTCCAACCCACTGTATGTTACCATCCTTATCACCAAACTCTTTTGCAATATTACTTAATAATCTTTCACGGAGTTGTGCCTTGTCTTGATCTTCTCCACCTCTCATTTGTACTATATCTTTTAATGCTAAAGAAGACGCTCCACCTAACCCTGTTCCAACTGTTAATAAATAAATTAGAGGAGATAAGTTACCTGACTTTGCTTCTTTTATAACATTAGCTGATAGTTTACCCATCATAACTGGGAAAGCTTTTAACTGATAAACCATTGATCCAATAGGTGTTTGCGCCCATAAAGGATTGTCATCAGGATTAGGTGCAAATATTGTTTCATTTGCAAACTTAATCATAGCTTCTCTAAATCTCATTGAATCAGGAGAAGACATCATCTCACCCATTTCACCAATAGTTTTAAATCTACCAGTATTAGGATCAGGTTTAGTATAATCTTCTAAGCCAAACTGTCTAAGTAGTCTTGCTGCTGTTCTATATTTTACAGGCATCTTGCCGTCTGCACGATATGTCTTAGCTGCTATTCTATTCATGGTACGTAGTGTTTCAAATCCTACTGCACCACCAATCTTTCTCATTGTATCTGTCCAAGGTGATAATAAAGTTATATGGAAGAAATTGTTAGCCGCTCTACCACCTGCTGATCCATACATTCCAGCTAATCTATCATGATAAATGTTTTCTATATTTAATCCAACACGAGACATCATCTCTCTGTAGTCTTTGTCTGTAGAATATTTTTTCCAAGCTTTAACAAAGCTACCCATTCTACCACCTCTTATTAAAGGTAAGAATACATCTGGGATAGATGTTAATGTTGTATAAGTTAGTAGTGTAACTGCATTTATGTTTCTTAATAATTTAGAAGTTGACGCTAATTTATTATGGAATGTACCACTGTTATCTAATGGTTTTCTTTGTAATACTCTAAAGTGTCCAAGCATAAATTTAACATCATCTGGTGTTAATGAATTACCTTCACCACCAAAATCATCTAATCCATTTACTATAGCATCAACTCTATGTTTCCATTGTTTACCACCCTCACCTTGGAACTCCATAAGTTTAGCTTTTGCTTGTTGTTTTTTACCCTTAGCAACTAGATCAGCAATATGGTTAGCAAATTGTCTTGCATATGAATCATCCTCAAAAGCTCTAGGTACATTTAACTTAGGTATTTGTACTGTCACATCATCCATACCACCTTCATCAGTAGCAAACTTCATTGTTACTCTAGCTACTTTATTTGTTGATAGCATCTTAGCTATGCCAGCAGTTCCTTCCATACCAACTCTTAAGTAATCATCAAAACCAAAGTTGTTATATCCAAATTGTTGTGCAAATAATCCACGTCTTGTTGATCCATCTATGTATTTAGCTAGTACACTTGTTAAATCATTTACTAAAAATTCTTCTAACCCTTCTAATTCTTCTCCATTTAATTTTAACATACGTTGAAAATCAATGTTGTCTGAGTGTGGAGCTTTCTTTTCTACAAAAGGTGGTGTGTATGTACCGTCTTCATCTGTTATACGCATAGCTATTGCTTTAGCTTTCTCTACAGCTTCTGATACTGATAATCTTCTACCTTCTATGTTTGCTTCTCTTTGTAAATATGCTGATATTTTTTCTACAAAGCCATTCATATTCTTTTTTATAGCTTCTGGATTATAAACACGAGGTACATAGTTTCTTATATGTCCCATCTCTACACCACTATCGTTTAAGAAGTTCCACTCGTCTTTAAACATTTGATTAATTTTTTGTGCAGCCAATAATTCTGACTCACTTAATCTTTTGTATGCTGCTGAGTTTGGATCTAGTCCATATCTTAATGCACGTAATATTCTTTTATGTGAAGGTGGTTGTGGAACATCACCAAAAATTTTAAACTTAGATCCATATCTTTCATACCATCTAAAAGAGTCAGGTAGATTATTTAGAATATTCATTAGTGGCACAAACTTTTCACCAGCCATAGCATTGTGCGTTGCATAGTGACCAGTGCCTTCTAATGGAGCTACCCAATCTGCAAACCAATGACCATTCATTTTTAATCTAACTCTGTTTGAGTTCTTTCTTAATATGTCCATAAAAGAAAAACCTTTTGCTGTTTCTACAGATTTTTTAGTTACTTTCTTTTCTTTTATATGTCTTAGCGTATCTATAATATCTGGATCAATACCTGATTTTTCTAATGCATGAAGCATACCATCCATTTTTCTAGCAGAATATAATACATCTGATCCAGATCCTATTTCTAACATAGCTCCAGATAAACTACCCGCACCCATTTCATCATCATACAACATTGTACTATTGTCATCAAAAAACTTAGAGTTAACATGCTTGACTTGATTGTTATCAAACACAGCAAAAGCTTGACCAGCAACGTATTCTCCTGTAGCTAAATCTTTTTGTGGTTGATGATGTATGATATGATCATATCCTAATCTCTTAAGTATACCAGTCATCCTAGCTTTACCTATTGTTATATCTTGTCTAAACCAAGGTTGTGTATCATCAACTATTTCATCATTAAGCATCTTAATCATTCTTACATAGAAATCTTCTGTGCTTAAATTTTCATATGGGTCATCAAAATATCTTTGTATACCAGACGGATCAACCAATCCTTCTTCTTCTGCAAAATCTATTATTCTTTTGTATTCTATGTTTTCTGCTACTGAGTTACCTTGTACAGGAACCATTTGTTCACTTGCATCAAAGCCGTGTCTTAACTTTGCAAATACTGGTAATACTGTTGGTTCAGGAATATAATTATATTTTGTAGATAATTCATCTGCCATCTCATTTAATATTCTTATCTGATCTGTGTATGCTTCATAAGTACCTTGTGATTTATCTATTCCCATCTCTTTTAAATTGTTTGAATAAGCATACATAGAATCAAATTCTTTTTTTAACTCATGGAAATACATAATCTCTTGTGCTGCATCCGCACCATACTGATCAACTAAAGATTGTTTAGCTCGTCTTGTCATGTTTGATCCAGCAAAAGCTGAAGCCACTTTAGGCTCATCTGTTATATAGAATCCTGGTCCAAACATACCATCACCATGCCTTATATCTATTGATGGTTTATTTTTTTTAGCAAAAGCACCACCCTGTGGTGTACCGTGATAGAAAACTTGAACACCATCAGATAAATCTTCTACACCTAAAAAGCTTTGAAGATTAAATGATCTTGTTCTGTCTGACATAATATTTTTTATTGCATTTCTTCCTACATGTTTAGCTAAATATACTGGTGTAGTTACATTTGGAGATACATAGAAGTCTTCACCTCTCATTCTCATGTTACCACTGTTTAATAAATCACCATACATTCTTAGTATAGGAGCATCAACTTTATCTGTTGCTCTATTTAAAAACCAAGAAGCAGCCTGATGTGTTTCTTCTACTATATTATAAAATGCATTTGAATTAATATCATCATTAGGTATTACTTCTGAGTAAGCAATATCACCCTTTTGTATTTTTACCATAGTATTAACAAACCAATCTTCAGATGCAGTTATATCATCCATACCTGCAGTAGGTTTATAATCTGGTTGTTGTCTGTAAGTATCTGTTATTATTTGTCTGTGTTTAGATGTTAAATAATTAGTAGAAAAAATAGCTTCATTTATAGATGTTAATACTTTTTCAACATTAGGATTATCTTTTGTTACCTCTACAGCAAAACCTCTGCCCATCTTTCTTAAAGTTTTAAAATCTTCAGAATTAGTATCAAACATCATGCCTGATACATATGTATCAAAGTCTCTATCTGATGCTGATAATGATGCACCACTTATCTTTTCTCCACTCTTAGTGTATTTGTTTTTTAAACCAATATAATCTGGTGTATTTCCATTCAATAAAATTATTTTATTTAAGAAATTTCTTAATTGAGTTTGTACTTGTGGATTCCTATGTGTAGATTTAGCAAGTAACATTTTCTTTTGTACATTTGTTCCCACTGGTAAAACATCTACATCTAATAAGTCTATTAATTCATCTGATTCATCTCTTACTGCTGCCTTTAGTTTTTGATTGGATACAGTAAATACTCCTTTAGTAGGATTCTTTTTAATTTGCCTTCTATATATTTCAGCGTATATCTCGTTGTATCTTTTAGTATCTCCATCTCTTAAAGATTTATGTAACTCTGTAATCATGTCATCTTTTCTCATAGACATTACTTCTCTAGAAACTACTTTTACTTTTGGCACTGGTAATTTAGATACAAGACGTGCATATAATTCATTACCATATATTCTTTGTTCAGCTGAACCAGCTTCTGCTTCTGTAAATTTTGTTTTTAGTTCTGAGTGAGATAATTTTTTTGCATTCAATAAATCTGCATCACCTAACTCTTGTTGTTTAGGTTTTACTTTTGACTTAACTATATTTTCTACTTTTCTATTTAATGTTTTTTCTTGTGATATTCTTTTTCTTTTTATTTTTTCTGCCATAACAACTTTTTTAGAAATCTCTTCTTTTGTTTTAGCTTTAGGTTTATCAGCAAAAATGTTTTCTCTTATTGTAGGAGTAGCATCAGGAGTATTATTTGCTTTACCAAAAGAATCATTTAAACCATTTATTATATCATCCATGTAAGGAGATATTTCATTGGCATAATCTAATATATCTTCTGGTATTTCTTTAGAAAATATATTGTTACCATAATCATATTTAGAAGATGCTAACGATACTTTCTCATAAACATTATTTTTTAAGGTTGATACTAAATCAACAAATTCTTTTGTATATGCAGTTGGGCTTAACTCTGCTTGATCTTCTATTTCTTTTAATGATCTGTATATATCACTTAAATAATCATGAGCTGCTATTGGATCTTGTGTACCATTTATAGTATCATACATTTCATCTCTTAACATACGTAGATTCCAAACTTGGTTTTGTAAACTCTTAGATAATGGTGTCGTGGCTTTAGCAGTTGACTTAACTATTTGTTTTTCATCTGGTAAAAGTTTATTAAATATAGGAACTAAATCAGGATCTATAGCTTCATCACTATTAGTTAATCTATTAAACATAGCTTTAACTTTTCTATAAATATTAGCCCAATAATTATCACTACCTACAATATTTTTTCTTCCATTAACCCATAATACAAACTGATTAGCAAAAAATTCTTGTGGACTATGCATAGAATTTATTCCCATGTAGTCGTCTGCATCGTAAGTCATCTTAGCTAACTTTGCAAAATCAACTTTTCTTCCACCATCTGTTGTTGTTGAAATATATTTAGATAATGATTTA